GTCGCCGCTCTTGCAGCCGTGCGGCCCGGCGCAGGTGACCAGCGAGTTGCCCGTGCCCGTTGCCACCGAAGTGACGGCCACGACTTTCGTCCCCAGCGGGTCGCGGTGGCCGATGCGGATGGAGGCCGCGAACTGACCCCCCTCAGCGAGAGCCGCCCAGTCGTCGTCGGCGATGGTGGCCTTGGAGATCGTGCCGCTGACGTAGGGCATCTCGCCGTTCTTGTACCAGATGTCAGTGGGGAACAGGCTGGCGTGGATGGGCGACCATATCTGCTCGACTGGCGCGTTGAAGGCGAACTCGAAGTCGCGCGTCAGCGCCGAGCCCGTGAGCCACTGCAGCACCATGTCGCCACGGCGGAAGGGCATCGCCAGGTCCAGTACCGGCGTCACGCCGGGGTCAGCGATAGGCACCGTGGTCAGCGCCAGGCCGTCGCCGTCGGCCAGCATGGCGCCGTTGGCGAAGCTGAACTTGAGGTCGCTGAGCGCGATACCCGTGGCCAGGCGGTGCTCCAGGTTGCCGGTCGAAGCCAGCGCCTGGCAGGTGGCCGGTTCCACCGCGAAGCGGAACTTCATCGTGTGCATGTAGGCGCCCACCGGAACCGCGAAGCCGTCCGGGTCGGTGTACGTCGTGCCGTCGCCGGCTACGTCGGTCACGTCGCCGAGCATTAGCGCCAGCAAGAAACCGAGGTGCGACGGCCGGGGATGCAGCTTGCCGAGCTTGAACTCAGGCTCGTACATGGCGGCGCCCAGGTGGGGCATCCGCGCCAAGAATCCGCGGATGACGTTCTGCTCTTCCAGGGCGGTCATCTTCTCGTCGTCAGTCACCTCTTCCAGCGGCGGGTACACCGGCACGCTGGACACGAGGACGTTGCTGCCCTCGAAACCCGGCGACTGCTCCAGGGCGAGCTGTAGGTACGGTCCGGCTGCTACTGTCATGTCGTCTCGCCTCCTTCGGCGGCCTCGGGCTCGGACTCGGGCTCTGCTTGCGGCTCGGGCTCCGGCTCTGTCTTCTTGCGGCTGCGCTTGGGCGCGGCCTCGGCGTTCGCAACGTTCATCGCCTCCGCCAGTGTGGCGAAGACGCCTTTGCCGGCGACGGCGTATGGCGGCATGTCAGGACTCCCTTCTCATGGGTTGGCATTCGGATACTCGTACGTGGTCGTGTCGAAGAGCATGGGCAGGTCTTGTAGGAGGTCGCCCGTCTCGCGATTCGTCTGCCGAGGCTGATTCCAGTCCGAGCCTTGCCAGACGGTGTGGCCGGCGTCGAGACAGTCGGCGCCGCCGAGGATGCCGAAGACGGCCAGCTCCCACAGTTCCAGCTTGCGTGTGATGTCGCCCCAGTCGGTGCCTTGCTCCAGCACGTCCACGACCCACGAGCGGTTCATCTTGTACTCGTCGAGGATGCTGTGGTCGATGATGCGCGACTGCAGCGGCACGACCATCACGGCCGGGTAGCTATCCACGAACTTGGGATACGTCAGGTAGTCGAAGAACGACTCGTCGGCGGGCATGGCGATCTGCGCCGTGCTGCCGAAGACCGCAGTGTTCCAGGCGTTGAGCGTCGCGATCTCGGCCGGCAGCGCCTGCTTGAGCAGGGTCACGGCTTGCTCGATGACCGTGACGATGCCCAGCCGGTTGGCGGGGTTGGCGTTGTAGCCCGGTGGCCGGCTCATGCGGTCACGCTCGGGTTGGCGAAGGCGGCCAGCGATGCGCCGCCGCCAGCGAAGCGGCTACGCCCTTCGGCGGCCAGCCAGTCCTGGGCCATCTCCTGCCAGGCCACGCCCCACTCGGGTGCCATGCGCAGCACAGGCCGTACGCGGTCGAAGAAGCCGCCGTAAGGTCGCGCCTCGGCTGAGTCGGACATGCCGTACTCGGCCGAGTGCGGGCCGATGACCTCGGTATAGCCGCCGCCGCCGGTCATCGCATTCATGAGCGCGCCGGTCAAGAAACCGATCTTGTGGCCGGGGTAGTGCGCCTGCTTCCAAGTGGCGTAGTCGGCACTCAGAGCCTGCCAAGGACCGCCCGAGGCCGCGCCTTCGCTCTCGAATTGCGCCGCCATCTCCTGCTTGAACAGGCCGCCCCAAGCGGCGAACAACGTCTCGAAGTGCGAGATGCCCTCGGCGAAGCCGGTGATCATGCGCCGGAATGCCGGTAGCGGCGGCACGAACGTGAAGACCAGCGGCGTGGCTGACTTGCTCACGGCCACTTAGAACACGCTCCCCCGGCGTACGAAGGGGCGCGGCTCGTGGTCGCCGCACTCGAATCCCTGGCCGATAGTGCCTTGGCGCATCTCGTCAGCCATGCCCAAGGCGCCGGCCTCGATGTCGGCCAAGAGCTTCTGGTACTTCTTCTCGTAGTCTTCGGCCAGGCCCTTGCTGCCGCCCGGACCTGCTTCGGCGGGGAACTTCGTGCGCGCCCAGCGCGCCAACGTGCCGTAGATGTTGGTCGTGTTGAGCAGGCTCAGCCCGGTCGTGTCGGCAGCCGACCAGGGCAGCGTGTAACCGCGCGAGCGCAGCACGCCGTTGATCTCGTCGGCGACGTTGACCACCATGGCGCCCACGTCGGTGAGCGACGGGTCGGTGGTGCTGGTGATCGTCTGCCCCGGCGGCAGGTAGGGCGTCAGGTCGGCGGTCGTGCAGGGGTAGTCGGTGGCGCTCATGCCAGTCAGCTACCCGTGCAGGTGTATTCGAGGGTCCAAGTGCTGGCGCCGGTCTTCGAGTAGAGCGCGCCGTTGGCGGTGCACATGAAGGCGTCGCCGACGCTGCCCAGCCCGCCCGTAGGCGCCGTGGCGCCGAAGCGCACGGCAGCACCGGCTGCACCGGCCGCGCCGGTCGCACCGGTGACGGTTGACGCCGCGCCGGCCGCGCCGCTGGCGCCGGTTGGCCCCGGCGTCGTCGATACGGCGCCCGTCGGCCCGGTCGCTCCCACGTAGCCGGAGAGCGAGCCGAGCGTGTCCATGATGCCCGCGTACTGTTCCGTTGTCAGTGCCATCTCACTCTCCGTCCCTGCCCCCGGCGGGCACCTTCTGTCGTCCCGCCGGGGGCGTTGTCTCTGGCGTCTAGGCTGCTAGGCGTTGCAGCCGGTCAGCAGCGTGCAGGCGCCGGCCACGCAGACCTTCTCATCCACGTAGTCGACCACCTGCGTCACCGTGCTCATGGTCGGGTCGAAGGGGAACGAGCGCGTTGCGAAGCGCCCGCCCATGACCGTCCAGACGAACTGCCTGGCCGGCGTGATGACCTTGGCGCGCAGCGGTCCCACGCGGTTGTCGATGTAGGCCAAGCCCACCGTGCCGGTCGGCCACACGTAGTCCATCGTCGGCGTGGCGCCGACTTCGGACGTGGCGTAGACCGCCTTGGCGACGAGCACCTGGTCCAAGTCGAGCAGGCCGGCGACGATAGCCGGCGTCACGAGGGCGCCGGGCATCGTGTTGAGCACACGCGCCTTGATGAACGTGTTGTTGCGCAGCGTGACCCACTGCGGGTAGTTCATGAACATCGTGTTCGGCAGGTGGCCGCAGTTGTCCACGACCGTGGTCTTGGCCGCCTCGATGTCCAGCACCGGATCGTGGTCCGAGACGCCGCCGGTCAGCGTGCGCCACGTACCCGCGCAGGCGCCCGAGCCGGTCCAGTTGCCGCCCGTGGTCATGAGAGTGGCCACGGCGACTTCGGAACGCAGCATCATCAGGTCGACGATCTCCGTGACCGCCTCCTGCACCGGGTCGATAGCTGCGTCAGCGTTGGCCGGCAGCTCCCACGGCAGCGCGTTCTGCAAGCCGTAGAACTTGGCGTTGTAGGTGTCTTCCGAGACTGCGAACGTCACGTTCTTGAACGCGCCGCCAGGTCCACGAGATGCGTCGACCTTCTGCAGGTGCTCGGTGCCGCCGATGTAGTAGACGTCGCTCTGCTTCTCGACCATGAGAGGCGGTGCGATCTGGTCGGCGATGAAGGCGTCCGCACTCTGCGCGTAGCCGAGTGCGAACTGACTGAGGGCCTCGTCGATGTGGAAGAGGCCGAGGTTAGATGCGATGTTCGTGATTGCCATGCTCGGTCACCTCCCCTTAGTCGGAGCCCGTGGCCTCGAACACCAGCAACAGCGTGGTGTCGGAGGCGCCGGTGTGGGCCTGGCCGCAAATCGCGGTGTAAGCCCCGGATGTGGTCTTGACGAGGTAGTTGTTGGTGCCGTGCAGCTTCAGGTGGTCGCCGACGGCGACTGAGCCGTAGACGAGCGCGCCGTGTGCGCAGCCGACGCCTCCGAGGAGGCTGACTGTGACTTGCGCGGCACTGGCGGCGACGTTGCAGGCAAAGCCCACAAGCGTGCCGCTGGTCACGGCGTCAACGTGGCCGGCGAGGCTGCCTGCCTTCACCGGCTCACCGGCCACCAGGCCGGCGCCGGCGTCGTTCGTGAACGTCTGCGTGTAGGGACTGGCCACGGCGATTGCCGTGGACGTGAAGATGACCTCGATGTAGCCCACGACCGCCAGTGCTTCCAGCGCGACGGCGAGTGCCGAGGCGCCCGAGGCGGCCTTGACCCAGCTACCCGCCGAGTTGACGGTGAGCGCGTCGCCGATGACTATCGGCGAGGTGCCGTCGGCGTAGACCGTGGCCACGTTGCCCAGCAGGGCTACCACCACGCTGCCGCCGGTGACGGCATCGTTCTTGGCCTTGCCGATGACACCGACGGCCGAGGTGGCCAGGGTCACGTACCCGGCAGCGCCGAGCACGACGGCCTGGCCTTTGGATATCGCCGCCGTGGCCAAGAAGCTCTTGGTCGGGGCGAAGAGGTCTTCTGCTCCGTGTATCGTCATGAGGTTGTCACCTCACTTTCATTCTGTCGTGGTGAGCGGCGCCGGCTTGTTGGCCGGCTCCCGCGTCTTGCGGTAGGCGTCGTACAGTTCGGGATGCGCCTGGCGCACGGCCGCGTCGGCGGCCTCCAGCTTGGCCAGAGGCGAGCCCTCGATGGTGTGCTCGGCCAGGTAGGCGTCGCGCAGTTTGGCGATCTGCGCTGCCGGGTTGGCGGTCGTGTCGGCGTCGTCGGCAGCCTGGCTGTTGTCGCCGCCCGTACCTTGCTCGCCGAGGGTCACGAAGGGCTTCACGGCCTGGCGTGCTTCGACCATGCCGGCGTACTTGTCGGGGTTGGTCTTGGCCACCTCGGCCCACTCGTCGCGCTCCTTGGCGATGAGACGGCCGCCCTTGAGCAGTTCGTCGAGTTGCACGGCCACCTTGCGGCTGGCGTTCTCGTCGGCGATCTGGGTGAGCTGGTTCTGGGCTTCGCTGAGCTTCGTCTTGAGGCTCTTGACCTCGGCCAAAACGACGCCCTCGGAAGCACCCTCGTCCAGGTTCAATTCGATAGCGATGGTCTTCACGTTGTCACCTCCCTCGGTAAGGTCGACGTCGGCTTGGGTCTGCGCGCCTTCGTCGCCCTTCCCGTTGGGGGAAACAGGCTGCGAATCAGCGGCTGAGGATTCAGAGGTTGTCGTTTCGGGGCCGTTGCAGAGCTGGCACAGAGCGCCGTGTACGGCCGCCATTTGCTCGCGCATGGCAGGAGCGCCGCGCGTGCCCTTGATGGCAGTGCCGAGCTTTTCGTGCAGCGCCTTGAGGTCAGCCAGCATGGCCGTCAGGTCGGGCAGGTTCTGGCCCGCTTTGGCACCGTCGCCGTCGTCGGCCTCGCGGTCGGGCGTTATGTCCTCGGCCAGCGCCTTGCCCAGCTTCTCGCCGCATTTGGCGCACTCCGTGGCGTCCAGCTCGTTCTTGGCGCCGCAGGCGATGCAGGTCTTCGCCTCGGCCAGCTCGCTAGACCTTGCGGCGATGGCATCGACGGAATCGAAACTGCAGAGGTCGATGCTTGCGTTCTTCGTTTCACCGTCCGCGTACTTGAGCGGCTTGCTGCCTGCAGTGGAGTCGGGGTTGCGGCTTTTCAACTCGGCCGCGATGGCTGCGGCGAACCAGGCCATGTCGCTCTTCGAGAACCCCTTGAGCGTGTTGCCAGCGCCAGCGTGCTGGAAGAGACGGCGGTTGTAGGCCGTGAGGTCGCCAGTTGACTTTCCCTTGATCTCCTTGCTGAGGGCGGCCTTGTCGGCGTCGGTGATCGACAGTTTGACCTCGGCTGGCGGGAGCTGAGCGAGCAAGACCTCGGACAGCGACAGGGTGAGCGCTTCGCGCTGGGCGGCGGCGGCGTCGCGTATGCCGGGCATGATGGAGAGCACAGGGACGTTGGTGATGGTCATACTGCGCAACACGTTGTCCACCTCGCCGCCCTCGTTCATGACCACGCTGCCGATCTCGACGGAGCCGTACTTGTACTGGTCATCGTTCAAGAGTTGCGCGCCCAGGCCGGTCCACTCGACATCGGCCCACAGCGCCAAGCCGCTCAGTTCGCCCTCTTCGTAGGAGGCCAGGTAGACGCGCTTGACCCAGCCGGCGGCCGGCGCCGAGAGGTCGTGCTCGCCGGACGAATCGACTACCGGCTCGCGGCCCAGCACGCCCGACTCGAAGTTGGCGATCAGTTCGTGCGCCAGGTCTTCGTCGAGCGTCAGGTCGGGGTACTTGGCCGAATGCCACGCGCCGATGGGAAACACCATCATAGGAGTGGTTTGCCCGGCGGAGATGCGTTCGCCGAGACGCAGGCGGTAGAGGGGTGCGGCTGTCATCGTCGGCATGTCACTCTCCTTGGCTCAGCTCGTAGAAGGTCAGGCAACGGCAGGCGCCACCGCCGGCGCAATCCGGGTTCGGTGTGGCGTCGAAGGCCTCGTCGAGTTCATCAGGGCCGTACTCCGTGCCGTCAGCGTCCTCGCACTCGTCGCAGGTGTTGTAATCGAGGATGGCCGAATACACGGCGCCCGCGATGTCGGAGCGCTCGGCCTGCGCCTCGTCGGTGCGCCCGCTCTGCATGATGTCGCTCACGCTCGGCGCCTGCGCGGCAGCGGCAGCGTCGGCAGCGCGCCCCACGGCGGTGTCGAAGACCAGCTCGTTGAGCGGCACGCCGGCGGCGATACGCGCCGCCTGCGCGCCGGCAGCGGCCATGATCTGCTGCGCTATCTGCTTGGCAGCAGCGGCGGCGGCCTGGGCGATGCCCACGGCACGAGCGCCGAACGAGCCCGCCTCGGCCGCCTCGATACCGCGCCGCGAGTCCACGATCTGCTCTATGGCGTCGCTACCCTTGCGCTGGCGCTGTAGCTCGTCGGCGACCTGCTGGCGTCCGGCGGCGTAGAACGAGGTCAGCACGCCTTTGATGTCGCGGGTCAGCACGTCGACCATCGGCGGGGCGCCGGCCGCGAACTTGTCGAGCGTGTTGCTGTCGACCGCTTGGCGGGCGCGGCGCCCCAACTCGGCGACCATCGCCTGGCGCGTCGTCTCGGTGGCCGTGGCGATAGCAGTCTTGGCGGAGTCGAACTTGGCGGTCACTTCGGCCAGGTCGCAGAACAGCTCCAAACCCTGAGGCTCGCGCTTAGGCTTGTGCTCGCTGGCCTTCAGCACCGGCGCCCGTTGGCCGGGCAGCATCGGCGCCGCGATAGGCGAGGCCGGTTTGGACACGTCGGCGCGCGTCTCGATGGCCGTGGCGTCGCGCGCTGCTTGCGTCTGCTGCGCTACCGTCTGGCCGCCGGCCGTACCTGTCGGACCCACCGCCGGCAGCATCGTCTGGTTGGCCGGTGCGCCCTCGTCGATGTCGTCGTCTTGCAGCTTCGGCAGGTCGAGCAGTTCGCGGATGTGGGCCACGGTGTCGGGGTCGTCGAAACTCAGTCCGGCCTGCGTGAGGAAGTTGAGCCCCTGGCCGAACTCCAGCGGGTCGACGCGACCGATCTGGCCGAAGTCGAGCTTCGGCATCAGGTCCGGGTCTTCGCCGAAGTTGTAGCTCACGAGCTGCCAGATCAGGCCCTCGCGGCGGTTGAACTCGTCTTCGACGCAGGCCGCCTCGGCCTCGCAGGACTCGCGGAACATGTCGCCCAGCGTCATGCCTAGGGCGCGGCTGCCGGAGCCCGTCTTGCCCAGGTCGAGCACCTGCGCTATGAGCACGTTGCTCATGGTCTGCTCCAGCTGCAGGATGCTGTTGTCCAGGTCATGTACCGAGGCTTCGCTCTTGAGCAGTTCCATGCTCACGTCGGCAGGCAAGCGGATGAACATGCGCTCGCCCACACTCCAGGCGCGGCCCATGGCGTCCACCTCTTGCTGCACCTGCTTGTTGGCGTAGGCGGCCGGGCCGAGCGTGAACACGGGCATACCGCCCATCTTGTCGGCGAGAAGCA